AACTAACAAACACAACAGGTGCAAATACAGTAAAAGGACAATTAGTAAAAGCGGACACAACAACAAACGACGCAGTAATTTTAACATCTGCAGATGATAATGAATGTTTCGGAGTATTCTTAGAATCAGGAGTAGCAGATGATGAAGAAGCTTGGGTTGTAGTATCAGGCATAGCAGAAGTATTAATGGGAGATAACGAAGCATCAACAACTGGTAACTGGGTAGAAACAAACTCAAATGAAGCAGGTTACGCAGACGCAACAGCAAATAGTCCTGCAGCAGCACCACAACACTTTAACGAAATAGGCCACTGCATTCAAACAGTAGCAGCAAGTGGAGCAGGAACACACATACTAGCAAGGTGCGTATTGCACTTTAACTAAATAATTTAATGAGGTAAAAAATATGGAATTTAAAATTGAAAAAAAAGTAGAAGACACAAAAGCAATACAAAATGTATTCATTATGAAAACATTTAGAGATGTCGAAGATAACACTGGTGCAATTGTAACAGTAGTAGAAAGCACTAGAGATGTTACTTTAGAAAAACTAGAAAGAGAAAAAGAGCAATATCAAAGTAACCTTGTAAGAATACAAGAACAAGTGGATAGAGTAGATTTACAAATTATTGAAATAAATAAATTGACTAGTACAATAGCAGAGATTAAATAATATAAATAAATACTTTTAAAAAGATCAAAAATAGAGGTAATAATATGAAAACGTTTAAGTTTGTAACAAACAAGTTAACCCATGAAACAATTGGTTTAAAAGGTGAAAGAAACTATTTTGTAACAGGATACATTTCCACTGACGAAATCGACAGGGCTAATGAAGTAGTAACAAGAGAAGCTATGAAGTCAATGGTTGAACAAATAAAGGCAGGAAGTGTTAAACTAGACATTGAACACTCAACTTTCACAGGAGAAAACGATATACCAGTAGGAAAAATTGTTGATGCAGGTATTGACGAAAAAGGTGTATGGGTTAAATGCACTCTTAATAAAGCACACTCAAGATTTAATGAGTACTGGAAAAGTATAAGTGATGGTTTTTTAGACGCGTTCAGTATTGCTTATAAACCGTTAGAGATAGCAAAAGAAGTCGTTAATGGTGTGACAGTCACGTTACTTAAAGCTGTTGAATTATTAAATGTTGCTATTACAGGCAACCCAATATGTAGAACGGCAACTATGACAGAGAGTTTTTACAAATCATTAAAGTATATTAACGAAAACGTTAAATCTGAGGAGGATAACAATATGGCAGAAGAAGAAATTATTGAAACTACCGCACCAGTTGTGGAAGAAGTAAAAGAAGAAGTGACAGAGGTTCCAGCAGAGACTAAGGAAGAACCTAAAGAAGAAGTAAAAGTAGAAGAAGTAGAAGAAGTTACCGAAAAACCAAAAGTTAATCCTTTAGACACAATTAAAAGTTTAAAAGATGAAATGGCAGAACTAAAATCTGTTAACGAAAAACTGGTAGCATCAGTGAAAGCGATTGAGGAAAGAATCAAAAAACCGGTTCTTAAAGCAATAGCTAACACACAAATAAAAACAAGTGATATTCCAGTAAAAGAGCAAAATCCGTTGGACATGCTTGGAAGACAATAAAAAAAAAACATTTAAGAGGAAAAAAGAAAATGGCAGAAACAAAAAGTTTTGACTCAGGCGACATCGCAGGGGCTTACGAACAAAGTTTTGGTAATTTACCAAACAAAACAGTATATCAAGACGCTGCAGGATTAAAATCTGGTTCAGTAATTGATATGAGAGATAATGTGAAATCGGCTTTCGCAATCGGTATGAAAGCACAAACCACAACTAGTGGTGGAGCAGGAACACCAGGTTACGCAATGATTCCGGTTTATGTAGACCCAAGAGTTATTGATACAACAAGAAAATACACTCCAGTAGTTGAGTTAATTCCAAGAGTAACTAATCAAGGAATGTACGCTGATTACAACAAAATCACAGCTAAAGGTGGAGCATTTACCGCAGCTGAAGATGCAAGTCTTTCTGAAACTAACACAACTTATGATAGGGCAAGCACAGCAATCAAGTTTATTTACGCAGTTGGAAGAGTAACAGGTCCAAGTATTGCAGCACAACCAAGTTATATCTTAGCTGGTATGATGCCAGGTAGTGGAGCAACAGGTCCTTTCAGTGACCAAAGCGCAAGTAACGCTATACAACAAGAAGTTTTAGTTAAAACTAGAGAGATAAGGGAAAAAGAAGAATCACTTATTATTAATGGTGATGCTTCAACTACAGCAACTGAGTACAGTGGAATAGTTAAGTTAATGACCACAACTAACACAGTAGCTAAAGGAACAACAGCTTTAGGATTAAGTGATGTTAACGTATCAGTACAAAAAGCTTTTGATGATGGTGGAAGACCAAACCTTGCAGTTTGTTCAAGTGGTGTATACACTGACTTACTAGGTTTACTAACACAAAAGATTGGTTACTTAAAAGCAGAAGCTCAAGTATTCTGGGGATTTACAACAATCGTTTTACATACAATGGTTGGTTCAATACCAGTTATTCCAAGTATGTATTTAAGCAATGTTTCAGGAAGCAAAGCAATTTACTTCATGGATATGAGCGTTGTTGAAATGAGAGTACTTCAAGACATGACTTATGAAGAATTAGCAAAAACTAATGATTCAAAAAAGTTTATGCTTAAAGTGTACGAATGTTTTATTATTAAAAACACTTCTTTCTGTTCAAGTGTAACAGGAATTAGTGCTTAATAACTAAAAACTTTTTTTATTTTTTTTTTTATATATAATGAGGTAAAAAATATGGCAGACCATGATATGAAAGCAACTCCTATTCCAGGAGCAACAGGGCTTAATAGCGGTTATGTTCTTTGTATGGTAGAGCAAGTTACAGCGGCATCAGTTGCTAATAATGATACTCTAACTTTTAATAATGTTAAAGATGTTATTCCAATATCTATTACTAGCGAAATCGGTAGTCTTATAGACTTCGATGCAAGTGCGGCTAGCAGTGATGATTGGGTTTTAACAGTGAACGCAACAGTATTAACTACAGGAACAGCAGCTACTTGGGTTAAAGGATTAGTATTAATAAATTTTTAAATAAATGAGGTATAAATAGAAAATGGTAGCAGCAGCATTAATAGCACATACAAACGTTGGAGGACCAATTGGTGCAGGAGCAGCAATTAATTCAACAGGTTTAGTAGAAGGAGTTTACACAGTAACAATCGTAACCACTCTTGATTGGGTAGTACTAGCAGATTTTGATGAGATATCATACGTTACAGCTTATACTACAGCAACAGGGGTAGCAGGGATTGCTTACGTTGATTCAACTACTAAAAACAAAGTTTTTGTAACAACAACAGGGGCAACAACTCTATTAGTTAAAGGAACAAAAGCTATAGCTGATTAAACTCAGCTTTTTTATTTTTTTTATATATAATGATGATAGGTGAATAAACATGGATGAAGGATTCGAACTAAAAGCTGACAAGTACGGAAGACTAGCTCTTGTGCAAGTAGGCAAAGAAGTGAAGGTTGAAACAAAGAATATTAAGGATATTAAGGAAGTAAAAGTTAAAAAGCCATTGTTTAAAGGTAAGACTTTAAAGGCTAAAAAGAAGTGATTATAAATGTATTGTACGACAACTTATGTATACGGAATGGCGGGGATATCTTCTGGTGAAGTAGGAGAAGCTTTTGTTATTAACGCTATAGCAGCAGCTGAAAGTATTGTTGATAGATTAACTAATACTACGTATTGGAATATTGAGAATAATGGAACAGTGAGTAGTGCTACGGATAATACTTTGGTTCATACAAGTATTGCATGGGTAGTTGACGCATACATTAATGAGTATGTTTGGGTTTATGCAGGAACAGGTATAGGGCAAGCAAGATTGATAACAGGTAACACTGTTGATACATTAACAGTAGATGAAGATTGGGTTACTAATCCTGATAATACTTCGAAGTACAGAATTGTTCATACAGGAACTAATGCTCATATCGAAGAAGAATTAAGAGATGGTGATAACACAGACGAAATGTATTTGGATAATTACCCTTTAATGATTCTTGATGCAGTAACGATTGATAGTGTTGAAGTAACACCAAGTAAGGTTTACCAATATAAAGAACAAGGAAGACTAGTTATTAGCAGTAATGCTGAAGCAAGTAATTTTCCTAGTAAAAAAGCACAACTTAATAATATAGATTACTGGTTCGGTGTTTACCCAATGATTGAAATGGTAAAACGTCTAACAGGTATTTACGCCGCATTATTCATATTACAAACACAGATGGGAACAACTCACAATATTCCATCAACTTATAGTTTACCTGAGGGTAGTGTAACTATAGGACAAGCTTATATTAATATTAAAGGAACTTGGGATACTCTAATGAGAAACAAGGTTTACATGGAGAAACAAATTCCTAAGTACGCATCTTTTTTTGCGTGAACACTCAGAATAGTGTATAAACAGAGAACCATGAGGTTAAGAGAATGAGCATAAACTTTGCAAGTGTAACATATAAAACAATGATTGATAACTTTTCTAAAGTTGTTGTTAGAACACCTGTTACAAAAACGACTTCTAATATTTCTGGAGATGAAACATTAACTGAAGGGGAACCTGCTAATATATCCGGTGCCTTTTTTCGTAAGGAAGATTCGTGGAGTCAAGATAAAGAAGCATTATTTCAAGGTGCTGATGCTATCATAATGGTTAATACAGATGTAACCATTAATAAGAATGATAAACTTAGTTATGGTTCAGAAGATTACAGGGTTATAAGAGTGATTGATAGGTATTTGGGAACAACACATTTTTATAATATGGCGAGGTGTATTTTAATATAATGGTATCAATTGAAAAAGCTATCAAAAACTTTACTGATGGGTTAGCAATCGATTTACGTAACGAGTTAGTTCAGAAAGCACCTGTTGACACAGGATTATTAAAGAACACTATTAGAGTTGAAATAAACGATAACGTTATCGAATTGATAATGCCTGAGTACGCAATATATTTAGAATACGGAACAGGTATTTACGGACCATTAAAAAGACCTATTACGCCAAAAACTGCTAAAGCATTAAAATTCAAAATAGGTGGGAAAACAGTGTTTGCTAAAAGCATAAAAGGAATGACACCACAACCATTTATCAGACCAGTATTTCACCAAAAGTTTACGAAATTAGTTATTGATAATGCAAAGAGACACTTTGCGGAAGTAGATTTATGAGCGTTACAAACTTATTAGATGAAAAAATTATTAAGCAAGAGTTAGCAGTGTTCCTTAAAAACCAAGACGTTTTTACTATTACTCAAAGAGGAGTTACAACGAGTACTGACACAGGCACTTTTAGTGCTGCAGCAACACACACTCTTGGAACTAATCCAACACTCGCTAAAAACGTGAGAAGCATAATAGTAGGTGGAACAACACTAAGTTTTGGAACTGACTACTTAGTTAATTATGTAACAGGGGTTATAACATTCACAATTAATCAAACAGGAGCTTACACTATAAGTTACGACCAGAGCAACACAGATAAAATTTATACTGATTTTCCTAAAGTTGAAATAAAAATAGGTAGTTATCCTAGAATAGCGATAGGAGTTACAAGTAGTGTAACGGAAGAGAATGAGTTAGGAGCAGGAAGTAATATAACAAAACTTTTAATAAGTGTTTACGTTTACGGTGTAGGAACAGATGACACTAATGATTATGTTAAAAGTGTTAGGCAATCAATAATGGAGAACAAAAACAGTTTTTATTATTTAAGATTTGTTACACCTTCAACGATTAGTCCTATGATTAATGAACCTGCGAGAGCAGATAAAGTATTCACACAGGTGCTTGATTTAGAAGCGCCATTGAACATAGAAATAATAAATTAGAGGTAATTAATTAAAATGAGCCAAACAATGATTTATGATAAAGTACAGTTCGGAAGTGAGAGTTCTGCTTATGGTACAGAAGCAACTTCTTACAATGAGCTTAGTAGGGTAACAGCATTTAATCTTACAAGCGCAAATGGTAATATTTATAGTAGAGGGTTAGGAGAAGGAATTAATGCAGTGACAACTACTTACGGACCGTTTGATGCTAGTGGAAACGTATCTTTTGCTGTTGCAGATTTCAGTTTTCTTCAACACTGGGTTGGAGCAAGAAGTGGTGCTGGAACAAGTGGTGACCATTACAAACTCACTGAAGCAACTTATGTTGCGGTAAGTGGAGCAACATCTTTAGTGCCTTTTAGTATAGAAAGATTTAATGAAGAGGAAGCAACTGATAGTTCAGAGTTCGCTCTTGGATGTGTAGGTACAAGTTTTACTTTAAATGGTGAAATGAATTCAAAGCTTACTTGTGAAGCAGAGTTTATAGGACAAAAAACTGGTTATAGGGCTAGTGGAGAAAGTTATACTCCTGTTACAACAACATCTTTCGTTATGCTTAACGGAACTTGGAAGTGGGGTGCAACACCAACAGCTATTAGTGGAGTAAGAAGTTTCAGTATAAGTTACGATAACGGATTAATAACTGATACTAGAAGTATTGAATCAAGATTTATTAACACTCCTAAACTTGGTGAAAGAGTTTATACAGCAGAGGTAAGTATTATTATGACATCTGTTCTTGCAACAACTATCATTAACGATTTTTATGGTTACGAGAGTGCAGGTGTTTACACTCCAGAAGATGGAAGTAATAGTATAAGTCCAACAAGTGGTTTAGAGTTTAAAATAGAGTTAGTAAATGGTTCAAACTATGCTTACTTACAATTAGACGAATGCGCTATTGACGAGATAAGTAAGCCTTCAGATATTGGTGGTGGATTATCATTATTAACATTTAAGTTAACGAGTAGAGAAGGAAAAGGAAATGTTCCAATAGAGTGGTGGGCAACATAATATTCAAAAAACATAAACTTAGTAAATGGTTTGTAGAGCTTAGTTTCGGTAAAGTTTATTTTAAAGAGATAACTCATAAGTTAAGAAATGATATAGAGATTGCTTCTAAAGGTAATCTCAACGCTATCTATACTTTATACGAGTATGTTCTCCCAACGATTAGTAAAAGAAAGATAAACGCTTTATCTATAACTGATAGTGATAAACTTAGAGCTAAGATTAAAGAAGTTTTATTAGAATACAAAATACTTATTATTGAAGAACCTATTAAAATAAAAAACAAAGAAGCAGACCTGTTTAGTAAACAAGATATTGAATGGTTTAATAAAAAGGGAGACGATTTTGTTAAAAAAATGAGTAGTGGTAAACATGGTAGATGAAGTAGCAACAGGGAAAGTAACGATTAATGTGAATCGTGGCAGTACAAGCGGAAAAGGAAAAATTAGTACTAATGAAAAAATAGATACTAAAAATTTAAAATCTGCTGCTGAATCACTTAAAGATTTAAAAGATATATCTAAAAAAACATCTAAACTCAGTATGGCTGGATTACTAGGAGCAGGAGGCATGAGTGCTACAGTATTAACTGCATTAGCAGCAGCAGCTGCGGTTGCAGTAAGTGCTCTTTCTGGAGAAACTCTTAGTATGGAAGTTGGTCGTGCAGGTGGAAGTAACGGAACAGAAGGTTATTATCAAGACGCTCTTATTGATGGTGAAAGAAGAATACTAGAAGTTAATGAGCAAACAGGAGAAGTTGTTGATGTATTGACTGAAAGAGAAGCTATGGAGAAAGGAATACTTGACGAAACAGGAAAGATATACGAAAACTATAGAGCGTTTAAAGGCGAGTGGAGAAAAATAACTGATGGTTTAACAACTCATGGAAACACATTAGATTTATCATCAACTGAGTTAGAAGGCTTATTAGCTGCACAAGAAAAATCAAGATTATTACAAGAAGAATATAACAGGTTACAAAGAATAGTAAACGCTAATAAGGCAAAAGAAGCACAAACAACTTCTGAAGCGTATTTGTCTAGTACTGGAACAAGATACACGTTTAGTGGAAGCCCTGTTAGTGAAGATAGACCAATAAATTATATGGATATAGTTTGGCAAAACCAAATCAATGAACAACAAGCAAAAGTAGATGCACAACAAGTATCATACCTTGATGATATTTGGCCGGGGGCAAGATAATGAGTAAACCAACATTAGAAATATTTACAGGAACAGAGAATTTAGGAAGCGTTTTCAAAGAACAAGTACAAATAAATACTAAATTTATAGAGTTCACTCTTCCTTTAACTGATACTACTGGTAATACAGCTTATAATCTAGGAGGAAAAACAAGGTTGATAATGCTTCAAGGAGCACATGATGGAACTGGTTTTCCTACTGGTTCAGGTCACACTGGAATAAAATATTTTATTGACGATATAGAAGTATGGGTTCAAGGCGTAAACGAGATATTTAAAAAACAAGCTCACATTAATTATACTGATAGTTTCGGAGAAGTTTATAGTGTTTACTGTGTTGATTGGTCATGGAAAAGAAGTTTTGCTGACCCTAATAGAATAATATGGAGTTTATTATTAAAAGAGGCTTAGATGGTTTTATTATACAAATTTGTTGTGGATGGAGTAGATATCACAAACTATGTGGTTTTAGGAACAAAAATAACCCTTAGTAAAAATAATACTTCTGGTAACACTGCAACAGTGATTGTTTCTAGTAATGTTACAGATGTGTACACACCTAACATTGGTGATGCAATAACTATTTCAAGAGGAATTATTACGTCAACAGATAATAATAGATTTAAAGGTAATGTTAAAGTTATAGACATGGACTCAAACAATAATTTTATATTTAGGTGTAAAGACGCTTTACAACAACTAAAATATAACTTATTCACTTACTCTTACGATATTAATATTGATTCTGAATTAGGAGAAGGAAGCGCCATATTTTCTGATATAGTTACTAATGGAGGGTTCACTCCCAGTGTTGTTAGTAGTGGAACAACTACATCAGATATAACATTCACAAAGTTTATTAGTAAAAAACAAAGCAGACTTAATAGGATGAATCTTATAAGCACGATTCTTAACTGGGTTTTCTATTATGATTACGATGAAGACTGGGTTAGATTAGAACCAAAAGGTTATACACAATACCCAACAACTCTAGTAGTTGGAACAAATATTGTTAATATTTTAAAATGGAATCAAGACTTAGAAGGTATGAGAAATAATATTACAGTTGAAGGAGCGTTTGTTTTAGATACAAGAAACTCTACTACAATTGGTGATGGTGTAACAAAAACTTTTAGTTTAGCTTATACACCTGACACAACAGATTTAAGCGTTGATGGAGTATTACAAGTTAGAGGAGCACCAGAATCAGCAGGTGATTATGATTACACTGTTGACGCAGAACAAAAAACTTATACGTTTATTGTTGCTCCTCCTAACGCTGACTCAGTAATAATGAATTATACTACTAGAATACCAATGCCTGTGAATGCTAAATCATCATCAAGTATAAATCAGTACGGCTTAGAACAAGCAGAAGTTTACACCTTTGATGATGTTGTTAATATTACAGATGCAGAATCAAGAGCGCAACAATTAGTAGAAATATTAAAAGATGCAGCAGTTAACACTATTATTCAAACAACCGAATTAAATATTTATCCTGGAATGGGAGTTATAGTTGAAGACCCTTTACACCCAGAGAAGAACGGAGAATACATTGTTTATAGTGTGACAATGAATTACCCAAATGAGCATGATTCAGTTGAGATTGGTAGTGCAAAGTTTGATGTTCAAGACTTATTTAGAACAATAGATGAAAGATTACAAAACTTAGAGAATAAAGATTCTAAACTTAGTGAAATACTTAGAAGTTTAATAAATATTTATCATGATATAACCTTTACTCGTAGTAATATTACAGGAGAAAAAAGAGATAAAGGAAATAGTTTCATATTTGATGACCCTGACTCAGAGTTTGATGATGGAGTGCACTTATTTGATTGGGATGGAGACGCTTGGGTTGCTTATATTAGTGGAACAGTTATTCAGTACAAGTTCGATGATGACTTGTTAGATTCTGGCACTAACGTTAATAATGGAACTGTTAAGGTTAGCGCGGCTGGTTATTACCCTTTTGATGGTGATGCGAATGATGAGTCTAATAATAGTAATGATGGGACTGTAACGGGTGCTACTCTTACAACTGACCATTTAGGCAATCAAGTTCACG